TCACATCGGAAACGGCTTGCTCAGAAACTTCGAGCCCCTGACGCCATAGCGCCAGGGCAGCTCGACCGCCTTGGTGATGCCGATCCGGATGCCGGTTGCGACCTCGACATCCTCCGTCCGCGCATGCAGCGCGATCGGCGGGCGATCGAGGGGCAGGGCGTTGTGCGCGATCGTGATGCCGAGTGCTTCGGTCAGCTTGCCCGGGCCCGAGCACAGCGCATGCAGGTCCTGGAGATGACGGCGGCGGCGCATCGCAGCCAGGCCATGCGTCGGCTCCAGCGCGCGGATCAGCACGGCACTGGCCGAGCCTTCCTCCTCGCAGACGAAGTTCACGCACCAATGGATGCCGTAGGAGCGGTAGACATAGGCAAAACCGGGCGGGCCGAACATGATCTGGTTCCGCGGCGTCGGGCCGTTGTAGGAATGCGCCGCCGGCTCGGTATGGTGATAGGCCTCGACCTCGACGATGATCCCGCCGACGCCGTCGACCAGCATGGTGGCCCCAATCAGATCCCGGGCGACCTCGCGCACCTCGCGGTTGAAAAAGGCACGCTTCAGCGGCTTGCCAAGCCGTGGCGTGGAGGGTTTCGAGACTGGAGCCATTCGAGGTGAGAATCGCCTGAGAACAGAGCAGGATATTGCCCATATCTGCCATGGATGCAGACATTTCAATGTTTTCAATGACTTCCCACGCTTTTCGGTGGGGTTTTTCCCACTAGGTTTTTTCTTCGTTCTTGGGGCGATCTGCGCCCGTTCCGGTTCGTTCCCGGAGTTTTCTACGCAACAACCTTAAAGGACTTCCGGCGGGTCTTGACGACCTCCCGGTGCTCTTCCTCGCGCCGCGCATCCTCGGCCTCGTGGAAGGTGTTGAGCTTGGCTGCGGCGCTCTCGGCCAGCCTGACCTTGTCCGCCTGCTGGCAGTAGAACATCGCCATCTTCGGCGACTTGTGGCCCAGCACCGACATGATCTCGTTGACGGTGCAACCTGCCAAGGCGAGGTCCACGCCCGCGTTCTTGCGCAGCCCGTGCATCGAGTAGTCGGTAAAACCGCAGGCCTTGAGCTGGAAGTGCAGGGCCTTCGACAGGGTGTTCGCGGAGGCGTAGCGCTTGCCCCGGCTGTTGGTGAAGATGTAGTCGCCCAGGCGCGGCATCGCGTCCAGCATGGCCTTCAGCTTGGCTGGGCAGGCGATCCAGATGCGCTCGCCGGTCTTCTCCTGGACGACGAAGATTTTGCCGCGCTTGCAGTCGTCCCATTTCATCTTGAGCACGTCGCCGCCGCGCTGGCCGGTGTAGTGCAGGCCCATGCGGTACTGCCGCAGGTGAGGCTCGGCCCAGCCGTCGAACTTGTCGATGACGTGCTCGGGCCACGCCAGATGGCCGTCCTCGTCCTCCTGGTGGTGCTTGATCCGGCCAAGGGTCGGGTTGTGCTTGTCGCCGCGCAGGAAGCACTCATAGCCGCGCGCGAACTGCCAGAGGTTCGACAGCAGGGTGACGTGGCGGTCGGCCGTGGTCGGCGCGAACAGCTTCGCCGCTTGGGTCGAGTAGACATCGACATCCTGCGGCGTCAGGTCGTGCAGCATCCACTCGCCGATCTTGGCCGACATATCGTCCAGGCACTTGCGGTAGGTGCGGGCGGTCTCGTGGTTGGTCGGGAAGCCCTTGCTGGCTTTGTATTCGTCAGCAAAGAAGCCGATGCTGCCGTCCTCGAACCGCGACTTCTTCGCCGTCAAAGCGGGCTTGATCCGCGCGGGAGCCGGATCGTTCTGCCCCTTGGCGGCGCGCAGCAGCGGGCCGTACGCGTCCTCGAACGCCTGGGAGGTTTCGTCGCGCGGCAACGGCGTCAGCTCCTTGGTCTTGGGGTGGCGGAAGTAGACATACTTGCCCTTCCGGTAGAGGTATTCGCGGGCCATGGTTTTCCCCTTGCGGCTGGATTGCCTGGACCGGTTCTAGGTCTTTATGTCCTATCTGTCAACCGGGGTGTCCTCGATCCCCAGCAGCTCCTTGAAGCTCTTCCGCTTCGCCCGCCGCTCCGACTTCCAGTTTTCGAGGGCCCCGTCCAGCTCCTGGCGGTCCCAAATGGTCATGCCCTTGACCGCGCAGCCGCGCGGCAGCTCGCCCTCGGAGACCAGCCGCAGGAAGCTCGCCTCCGACATGTCCAGGTAAGCCGCCGCCCGGTCGGCGCGCATGCCACGGGGCGGGTAGACGGTCTCCAGGCGCGATTTGGCTGGGCGGCCCATCACACGCCCCCGCGCGCGATCTCGCCCAGGCGGCGGTTGGTCTCCTCGCAGAATGCCAGCGCCGACAAATGGTCGCGCATGTGCGCGAACGGCGCGTGCTGCCAACGGTTCAGCGCCAGCACCTGCGCGGCGGTCCAAGGGGCCTTGATGGTGTTGTCAGACATGCTTGCAAATCTCCATGCCAGGGGCGGTGACCGCGTAGCGCACCGCGCCGAACGGCGCGCGCGGTGGATAGACGCCGAGTAACCCGCGCCGGATCAACGCAACACACCACGCCTCGCGGCGCGCCGTGTGCGTCGATCTCGGCGGGCCCATGCACGCGAAACCAGAGCAGGGCCTGTCGCTCCTCGTCGCTGAGGGGCGGGTCGGGGGTAGGGTTCACAGCCGCATCACCCGCTGCTTGACCTCGCCGATGATGGCGGCGAGGTGCTTGGTCTGCTCGTTGACCTCCATGCACACCGCCACCTGCTGGTTCAGCGTATCCTTGGCGGCGGCGCCGCTCACCAGCAGCTGGTTTTCCAAAACGTCGAGCTGCTCGCGCAGCTCGGTGATCTGCGCGCACACAGTCTGCACGACGTTATCCACAACAGATGAGATCGCATCGCGCTGCGGCGCGCCGTAGACCGGCGGCTGGACCTGCGGCGAGGCCGCCACCGCGACCGGGCGGGGACGCTCGGCGGCGCTGTCAACGCGCTCCCGCATCGACGCGATGCGCTCGCGTTCGCGTTCAATCTCATCGGGATAGGCGGGGCGACCGGCACCCAGGCGCGCGTCGTGCATGACACTCTCCATCACTACAAAAGAGACGGAAAGGCTAGGCGTATAAAGTACGCCCGGCAAGCACAAAGAATCACTTGCGCCGCAGCAGCAATTTTCCGGTCAGGTCAATCGATTCTTGATGCAGCGTGTTCCCCGGTCACCTAAGCTGGTCGTCCGCCCTCGGGGAGCGACTGAGGAAACCGGAAGTCGGCAAGTGGCGTTGCCTTCGTGTCGAAGGGGAAGTTCCGATGCTAATGTTTGATCCCAATTACAAGAGGATCGAGTTGGCGCAGTTCATTGTCGGCCAGTTACCTCGTAACTTGTCTGAGGCCATGGCGGTGTTGGCTCTGGCGGTGAAGCTGGCGCCTGTGATCCTCACCGCCCCGGAGGCGGCGACGGATCAGGAGAAGGCAGACCCCTAGGATCGCTTGCGCGCGCGGGCTTTCTTGGCGGTCTTTTTGGCGGGCTTCGCCTGCGGCTGCGGATGTACCAGCTGCAGGCGGGCCTTGGCCTGAGCTATTTCCAGCGCCTCGGCGGCGCGGATCGCCTCCAGGTACTTGCCCGACAGATTGCCGGTCTTGCCGTACCAAATCCAATCGATGCTCATGCCGTCGAGCTTCGTCATCAGCATCATGCCGACATGGCGCGGCATCGGATAACCCTGCTCATAGTTGTTCCATCGCTTCGCATCGATGCCGATCCTGGCGGCGAAGTCTTGCTGGTTCTCTCCGGAGACGATCTGACGCAGCAGCTGCAATCGCTTGCGATAGGCCTCGATGTCAAAGTCCAGCTCTTCGAGCCCTTCCAGCTTTCTAACCACGCAGAATCCCTCTCATCTCTCTTAATGGTAACGGCACGCGCTACACACAACCGCAATCAAGATTTAAAACCTGTACACGAACTCGTTTATCGACTCCTTCATAGGGTTGTAGTTTGCCCCCAAATTTTTACGGCGGCAAGATGGAGAACTCTTTACCGCCGCATTTAGTGCGCTATCTTGCAGGCGTACATTGTGGGTCCCCAGCGTACTCGGGGTTTCGTATGAAGCATCTGACCACCGCGCGGCAAGTCGTTGAGCACCTGGGCGGGCTCGCGCGCGTCTCCAAGCTGACCGACACCAAACCGAAGACGGCGCAGAACTGGCCCGGTCGCGCCAAATCCTTTCCGGCCTCCACCTACGTCGTGATGTCGCGCGCGCTGCGTCGCCGCAAGGCGCGCGCGCCCGCGCATCTCTGGAACATGCGCGGCATTTAGAAGGCGATGACCCATGGCCGAGACCCGCTCTCTGCTCCCCGACGAGCTGCCGCCAGCCCGGCTGCTCAGTGCCCAGGCGCCGCGCCTGGACGAGATCGTGCTCGCCACCTGCATTCATTTTCGCGTCAAGACGGACCAGCTGCACGCGCACCGCACCGTGCGCGGCCTCATCGTCATCCTGGCGCGGCGCTACACCCGCGCCTCGTTTTCGCAGCTCGCCGCGCTGCTCGGCGTGACGCCCGCCACGGTCGGCCAGCTCAACAACAAGATGCACGGGCGGCTCGATGCCAATGAGCTGCTGCGCGACGACCGCGACCTGATCGAGCGGCGGCTGGCCGACATCGTGATCGAGCGGAGCCGGTCATGCCACTAGACCTCGATGCCTATGACCGTGGGGTCGGACATCACCTGCGGCTGATCCGGCACCACGCCATGAACATCGACACCCATGTCCAGCTCCTGCAGCGCCAACCCGACTTCCAAACGATGGCTGAAGATGACCTTGTCCAGTGCGATGCGATCCTGGCGGAAGCTTTGGGGCGGGTCCGCCGCGCCATCGAAACCTTCAGGGGCAAGCCCCGTGACTGTTGAGCTGATCCATAGCGCGCCGTCGCCGGACATGCAGCAGCGCATCCTGCGCATGCGCTCCGACGCGCTGATCCTGCGCAACGAGATGACGCCCGCCCAGGCGCGCGCGGCCTTCCGCATCCTGGAGAAGACCCGCGACGACCTGTCGGCGGTGCTGGACCGCGCAGAATGGAAAACGCCATGACGCCGCACGAAGTCGATGCGCTGCGCCTGCAGATCGAGCGCCTGGTTCGCGATTACCCGGAGATCACCGAAGACGAACTGCTCCGCGCCGACATGCTCGATGGCGAGACCGAGATCGCGGAGGTGCTGACCAGCCTGATCCGCATGGGCGAGGACGCCCGCGCGATGCGCGACGCCACCAAGGACCAGCAGGCGAACCTGAAGGCGCGGGCCGACCGGTTCGAGCGCCGCGTCGAGTTCACGCGCGCGTTGATGCTGTCGATCCTCAGCGCCGCCGAGTTGCGCAAGGTCGAGCTGCCCGAAGCCACGGTCTATCTGCGTCACAACCCACAGCAGCTCGTCGGCCGCCCCGACGCCGACAAGCTGCCGGACGACCTCGTCAAGATCGAGCGCAAGCCCGACCGCGCCAAGATCAAGGATGCCCTGAAGGCAGGCCGCGTCATCGAGGGCATGACGCTGTCGAATGCCACCCCGTCCCTCACGGTGATCGTGCGATGAGCTTCAGTGATGATCAGAAGGCCAAGCTGGCCGCGCCATTGAGCCGCGCGCTGGTGAAGGAGCGCAAGCAGGGTGGGCGCACGTTCTACTTCCTCGAAGGCTGGCAGGCGATTGATACCTGCAACCGCATCCTCGGGTTCGACAGTTGGTCGCGCGAGACCATCTTCCTGACTTGCGTCGCCGACGGCGAGCGCGAGATCGGCGAGAACAAGGTGCCGGGCTTTGGCGTCAGCTATGTCTGCAAGGTGCGCGTCACGGTGGGCGACATCATCCGCGAGGGCATCGGCGCCGGTCACGGCATCGACCGGGATCGCGGGCTCGCTCATGAGAGCGCGGCCAAGGAGGCCGAGACCGACGCGATGAAGCGCGCGCTCATGACCTTCGGCAACCCGTTCGGGCTCGCGCTGTACGACAAAGCGCAGACCAATGTGGCCGATGACAGCGAGCTGCGGCGCCAGGGCGAACAGCGGGCGAAGCGCCTGGAGTTCATCGACAACGTCAAAGCCACCATCGGTGAGCACACCGACAAGACCAAGCTGCTGACGTGGTGGAACAGCGACGGCCAGAAAGCCTCGCGCCGCCGCTACGACCTCAACGACGACGAAGTCGAGATGCTGAAGACCCTCGTGCGCCAGAAGGGCGAGCTGCTGGAGATGGGCAATGGATGAATTCGACCTGGAGAAGTCGCGGTCGCAGCGGGACGGCGGCATGGAGAGCGTCATGCAGCATAACCTGCCGTTCAAGGACGAGTTCGCGCGCTACATCGACAATCTGCCGCACGGCTGGACCGGCACCTGCGAGGACATCCGCCGCGACTGGGCCGGTCCCCGCCCGCATCCGAATGCCTGGGGCGCGTGCTGGAACGCCGCGAAGAAGCGCGGCCAGCTGATCGAGCTGGCGGCCAAGGTCTCGATGACGGCGACGAAGTCGCATAGCCGCCGCACGCACCTGCACCGGAAGCCGTGATGATCAAGCACATCGACATGGAGGGGGTGCTCTACTTCTCGCAGCATCCGCCCGAGATCATCGGGCAGCTCACCATCGCCGGGATCAACTACGAGATCACCGGGCGACGGCACAGCGAGATCAAGGCCGAAATCAAGGCGCGGGTTCGGGGTCCCGTGCAAACCGATTTGTTCGAGGACAGCGACAATGAGGGTGATCAACGCATTTGAGTGGACGCATGTGCCTCACGGCGACAACAACGCAATGGTGCGCGGCTGCATCGTGCGTTGCGCCTGCGGCCGGTCGGAGTCGATGCGAGCGAACACGCTGCAGGGATGCAGCGGCAACGACGAGGAGCGCGAGTACGAAATCGTCTCGCGCAAGTTCGTGAAGCTGGCATGGCGCATCGGCCGCAAGCGTCGCGACCACCGCTGCCCGAATTGTGTAGCGCTGCTCGAAACAGCAAACGGGAAGGTGACCAAGCCCATGCAACAGATCCCCAGCACGCCGCCGCCTGAACCTGCGCCGAAGCCCGCGCTCGTCAAGGTCGCCGACAATACGCGCGAGATCACGCGCGAAGATCGCCGCATCATTTTCGAGAAGCTCAACGAGGTCTACGTCAACGACAAGGTTGGCTATGCCGGAGCCTGGACCGACGAGCGCGTCGCGCAAGACCTCGGCGTGCCGCGCGCCTGGGTGCGCCTGATCCGCGATGAAAACTTCGGCGACGAGGCGGGCAACGAGGACTTGCGCAAGATGCTGATCGAGGCCCGCACCGCGGTCGAGCGCGTGCGCGCCATCGAGGGCGAGATGCGCAGCCTGCTGAGCCTCGCCGACAAGCTGGAGAAGGGCATTGCCGAAGCGACGCGGGTGATGAGGTGACGAGCCTGTCCGACCTCGCCGCCAGGAACGCGCTGCAGTTCGAGGTGAAGAAAGACGGGCTAACGCAGCGCCAGTCCGGCGACTGGCAGCTGCGCTTCACCATCGCCGCCATCGAGATGGATCAGCGGCTGGCGGCGGCGCCCATGGGCACGCGCTTCGCCTGCGTCATGGTCGAGATCAACGACGACGAGACGCCGGTCGATCACAAGGCTGAGGAGCGCGACAAATGGGCCGCGCTCGGGCCGACGACCCAGGCGGGCATCCGCTGCAAGGAGCCGCCGTTCTGGCGCTTCCTGGAGGAGGAACACCGCTACAGCGACATCCAGACCGAAGCGCACGCCGCCGAATGCGTCCGCCATTATTGCGGCGTCGCGAGCCGCAGCGACTTCAGCAAGCCGGGACGCAGCGACGAACGCCAGCGCTGGTACCGGCTCGACTACCAGTATCAGGCGTGGCTGGTGAAGGAGCGGGTGTGAGCGAGCGTCAGCCACGGCAGCGCGACGAGGCCTACCTCAACTATGTGAGGAGCCTGCCGTGCGCGATCTGCGGCGACACCACGACGGTGGAGGCGGCGCATCTGCGCGTCGGCTCCATCCCGCACGACAAGGCCTATGGCGCGATGCAGATGAAGAGCAGCGACAAATGGGCGCTGCCGCTGTGCGCGCGGCACCATCGCGAGCAGCACACGATGAACGAACTCGAGTTCTGGGCCAAGCACGGCATCAACCCGTTCGAGCTGGCGATCTCGCTTGGAAAACTTGGCGAATGACGCATGAAGCAGACTCAGTTCAAGCTGACATTGCCGGACGAGCTGCGCGCGCAGCTCGATGAGGCATCAATTGGCAGTGGACGCTCCGTCGCGGAGGAGATCAGGTGGCGCGTTGCGCTGTCGTTCGAGATGGACCTTGAGGTCGATCTAGAGGCGGCGCGTGCGCTTCGGTACTTTTGCAGGTGGCTGATGAAATGACGAAGCGCTGGAGCATTTGGGTGCGCGAGCACGGCAGCGACCACGACGTTGAGCTCATGCAGCTCGACGGCGACCCCGCGCCCGTGGTGCAAGGCTTGCACGGCAAGACGCTGACGATCCGGAAAAGCATTTTCGAGCCGGGCAAGCGCAAGAGCAAGATCGAGCGCTATGCCCGCGTGTACGTGGTGGACAATGGCGGGCAGGGGTGATGTCGCGACCGTGGATGCCGTTCTATTGGGGTGACTACTTCCGCGACACCCGCCACCTGACCAAGCTGCAGCATGCCTCCTACCTGATGCTGATCGGGCATTACTGGACGCACGGCGGCCTTCCTGACGATGACCGCCAGCTCGCCAACATCACGCTCTCGACGCATGAGGAGTGGCAGGCCGACAAGCCGGTGCTCCAGGCGCTCTTCCACGACGGCTGGAAACATAAGCGGCTCGACCACGAGCTGCAGCGCCACGACGAGGTCCGCGCCAAGCGGGTCGCGGCCGGTTCGAAGGGTGGCACCATCGCCGCGATCAATCGCTTCCGCAGGCGCTAACTAGGGCGGTACTCTTAAAACCGCAGATGTCGGCTCTTGGCGGAGAAGCAGAAATTCTCTGCTCCAGAGTATTGCCGATTGTGACCCATTGCGGAAATTCCGCCGTTTAGTGCATGCGAGTCCCTGAGAAGTGGACGGTAGCCACTAATTTTGAGTAATCGCCGCAAGCACCGCCGCCTGCAATGCGGTCTGCGCAGCTAGGAACGGCCGGTGCGACGTAACGTTAGCCCCGATGCGCTTCTACTTCGACTATCAAGACCACGGCGGCGTCATCATCGATGACGACGGTGAGGAGCTTCCTGGGATCGCTGCCGCCCGTGACGCCGCGATGAGATATTTGGCCGAGGGGATACGGGATCATAGCCCCTCAGGATTAACCGATAAGCTGTCCGTCAACGTAAGGACCAAGGAAACGCCTATCATGACTGTATCGGCGACCGTTGAGGTGGTCGCAGCTTCGTCGCCGGGCGGCGGCAAGCTTTACTGAGGAAATGTAAGCGGAGTTCCGACATGCCCCTTTCCCCTGATCCATCGGGCGAGTTTCAAGAGGCCAAACCCGAAGCGGTCCGGTTCGTGATGTTCAGCGGCAACGACCGTATTGAGTGCAGGGTAGAATGGTCGGCCTTGCGAGATCTCGCCGTTGCTGACGGGACAGACCCGGACGAGATCGCGGGCACGTTTAGGAAGCATCGAGCGACAATAGAGCGGATCGCAAGCGAACAGTACGATGCCGGGAGGGAAATGCCGGTTGTTTGGGGCGGGTCTCCGAAAGAGCCCTGAGGGAGGTAGTATGAACGGCTCGACCACCTGCGTCGATTGCTTCGCCACAGCCGCTCGCATCCTGAGAGGAGTGAAGAGGAATGGAAGTCGGCTTCTGGCCCAATTCGGACCTCGTGCAATGTGCGCTTCTGCGCCGCTGTTGGGGTATAAGCGCACATCGCGGATTATGAGTAGCCTTAGCAAGTGCTGTAGCAGGTGCTCCTGTTTTGCTGGAGCCGCGCTGCACCAATCACATCCACATACTCAAATAACTACTACCTTCTCTGTGGCTGCGCGCGCGAAGGGGCTTTCGGTGTGGAAACCGTGGATATAGCGTGCCACGCATTCGCGCTGGAGATCGCTGATGGACTCGACGCCGCTCGATGACGCAGGGCCCACGGCCGAACGCCTCCACAAAGCCGGACAGTTTTTCACCGTGGCCGGGCGCTCACGCTCCAGCCGCAAGGTGACCATGCTGGACGACGCGCTGGGGAAGGCGTGGATGCGCCAGATCATCTCGGCCCTGGAATACTCGGCGCTGCGGCGTTACGCGCTCCACTGGGTCGCTGGCGGGCTCCAGGGGCCGCTCGGAAGCGTGGACCTCAACCGCATCTACGCCTTCGATCCCAGCACGATGTCGGGACTGGCGCGCAGCGAGGCGCAGCTCGACCACAAGCGCACCTACTACGCCGCGAAGCAGGCTATCGGCTTCAACCCGTCCTATGTCGCAGATCAGGTCGCGTGCTTCGGGCGCGCGCTGCAGGAGACCGGCCACGCGATGGGCTACAAGTCGCCGTACCACGCGCGGGCAAGGGCAGAGGAGTATCTGTCGAGCGCCGGGGCGGGTCTGGCCAAGTTTTTCGAGAGCCTGCGCCGTTGACCACAGGGGCGAATTGCGCGATCAATTCGCTATCGATCCGCCGTGCGCCTCTCGTTCAAGATGCCCTTGCGCCGGGGCAATCGACGGAGAGATCGCAAAGCCCTGGGGCCCAACCTCCTCCAGGGCTTTCGCGCGGTTATTCGCAACGGCTCAATGTCGGTCTTTAAGGCCTGCCCCGATTCATCGGATAAGCGGCTAACCGGCGGGCAGCCTCGGCGATCTCGGCCTCGGAGGCAATACCGAGCTTGGCGAGCAATCGAGCCCTTTGCTGCGAGATTTGCTGAACCGTGCCCCCGAGCGCGGCCCGTATCTGCCCGTCCGTCATGCCAGCGGCAAGGCGCCTTAAGAGCTGCTTTTCGCGTGAGCTGAGAATTGGATCGCTCAACATCAGCGGAACATACCTTCCTGGCGGTGCTGGTCTGTTCAAAAGTGGACCAAAGGTTTTCGGAGCTATCGGGGTGAGTCATGGTCGCAGCTCCTCCGGTTTGGTCTTGGTGTCGATCATCAAGTTGACCAGCATCGCGATGTGGCGCGGCACCGGCTGGTCGCCGCTCACCCATCGGCGCACCGTCCGCGGCATCGTGCCGATGGTCCTGGCGAACGCCGTCTGGCGGGTCGCCTCGCCGTAGAGCTGGATGAGCGCAGCATCGAGCCGCGCCCCGTCCATCGGCTCAGGCGGCTTGGGTGGTTTCTTCGGCATAGGATTCTCCCTTCAGGCGGTCGATCAGGCGGGCGACGTTCGAGGCGCGCCATGCGGAGCCGGTCGCGGTCGCGATGCCGCGCTCGTTGAGATAGGCGGCGATCTGGCGGATCGAGCGGCACAGCACCGGCTCCACGATCTCGCGCAGGCTTTCGGCGAAGGCCTGGGCGGCGTCGGCGTTCGCCTTGGCCAGGGCGGCGTTGCCTAGCACGGCGCCGCGCGCCTTCGCGGCGGCCAGCGCGGCCTTGGTGCGCGCCGAGATCACGTCGCGCTCCTGCTCGGCCAGCGCCAGGAACAGGTGGAGCTGGAAGTTGTCGGCGTGCGGCATGGCGACGACCTTGAAATTGACCTTGCGGTTCATCAGGCCCGCGCCGAACTCGACGTTGCGGGTGAGGCGGTCGAGCTTGGCGACGACGATGGTGGCGCCGATCTTCTTGGCGTGAGCAAGGGCGGCGGCGAGCTGCGGACGGCTCTCCAGGGCGTCGGCGCCCTTGCCGGTCTCGACCTCAACATACTCGGCCGCGACCTCAGCGCCGCTCGCGGCGGCGAAGCGGGCGATGTCGGCCTGCTGGGCCTCCAGGCCCAGACCGGAGCGGCCCTGCTGCTGGGTCGAAACTCGGATGTAGGAAATGATCACGGTCATGGTGGCTCCCCTCGCGCTGACCACTTTATAGGTCTTTATGTCCTATACGTCAACTGGGGCCTTGACCTTATGCTTGGTCATCAGGCGCACCGAGATGAACGGGTGGAGCGTAATGGAATGGCAAACAGGCTAACCGTTGTGGTGGAGCAGGCGAGCGCGGGCTCTGGTATGCGACCAGCCCGGAGCGCAAGGGGTTTGGCGGTGGGCAAGTCGCCTGCGACGCAAGCCGACCGATCCGATCAACCCGCGCACGGGCCGCAATCCAAGGAACTAGACGTTAGGAACCTCGGTCGGCGCGGCGTGTTGAACGGCGCAACATGGCGCGGCACACGGCTGCGCCCTCAATTCAGGGACCAGACCATGAAACGAACCATCATAGCCATTGCTTGCATGCTTCTCGCAGGCCCTGCACTGGCGCAATCCTTGGGCGAAAAGACCGGCGTCAATTCGGCGCTCGGCGTCGCGCCATCCACGCCCGACTTCGTCAAGCAGGTCGCCATCAGCGACATGTTCGAGATCGAATCGAGCAAGCTCGCCGAGCAGAAGGGCAACGCGCAGGAGAAGAGCTTCGCGCAGCAGATGGTGACCGATCACACCAAGACCAGCACCGAGCTCAAGGGGCTCGTCAGCGGTGGCAAGGTGCAGGCGACCCTGCCGACGGCGCTCGACAGCTCGCACCAGAGCAAGCTCGACAAGCTCAAGAGTACGAGCGGCAAGGATTTCAGCTCGGACTACAACTCCTATCAGATCAGCGCCCATGAGGACGCCGTCTCGCTGTTCGAGCGCTACGCGAAGGGCGGTGACAATCCCGCGCTAAAGGACTGGGCGGGCAAGACGCTGCCGGCACTGAAGCACCATCTCGACATGGCCAAGGAGCTCGGCAAGGCCCCGAACGTCGGCCAGACCAAGTAATGCATTGCTGAGGGCGCCGACCCATCCGGCGTCCTTCGCTTAGCAACGACAGCCGTCTCCGCGCATTGAGCCTCGACCATCGCGGAGAGCATGATGTCGAACCCCAGCAAAACCTCACTGTCCCGCCAGGCACGTCGTCCACGCCGCGAGCGCAACGCTCGCGGCGGCTTCGCTGGCATCCACAGCGAAAGGAGATAGGGTGTTTGGCAACGCACCAGCGAGACCGACGACCTGATGGTCGCGTCGGCCAGGGCCGCAGCGGGGAGCAATGAGACGGGACAAGTTTGGAACGCGGCCCCGGCTGGAGTGAGACAAGGGTGCGCCGAGGCCGCCCCACCAGCTCTCGGGCCTGAGAGCCAGCCACAACAGAACGGTCGCATGGTCTTACCGTTCCTACGGCTGACCAGCGGCTCGGCGGGAACGAGGCTAGCGGGAAGTAGGTGGAGCTTGCGAAAAAGCGGCCCCGGCTTGGAGGTTCGTCCGGTTGCCTGACCGAGGCCGCTCCGCCAGCTCTCGCAAGGTAGAGCCAGCCACCAGAGAACCCAGCGCACGGTTTGCCGTTCCTGCGGCCGGCATGGGGACGGAATGAAATCGGAGCGGCCCCGGCTGGAGTTTGGGACGAGGGGTGCCCCGGGGCCGCCGCCAACCCTTCGCCGAGAGGGCCAGCCTCCACAGAACCGCGCGTATGGGCTTCCGTTCCTCAGCTAGCAGCGCGGCGGATGAAACAAGGATCGGGTAAGGGAAGCGGCCCCGACGCGACGGTTGTGCGATCCAGAGCAGGCCAGGGCCGCCCCACCAGCTCCCGTATGGTAGAGCCAGCCTTCACAGAACTGCCGATCCAGCCACCCGTTCCTACGGCATGGCAAGCGCGCTATCATTGCTGACATCGATTGAGAGGAGCCGTGGCACCGTTTAAGCAGACGACGATCCCAGCCCGCTACACGAGCGGCCAGACCTTCGGGAGGCCGACAAGCTACAAGCCGGAATACTGCGACATGGTGATCGAGGCGATGAAGATGGAAGGCATCAGCCTCACGGCCTTTGCCGGGATGATCGGTGTGAGCAAGGACACGGTTTACAGGTGGATCAGGGAGCACGCCGACTTCTCCGACGCAGTGGCTCGCGCAAGGCCTGCTCGGGTGCTGTGGCTCGAACGCAAGCTGTTGCGCAGCCGCAAGGGCGCGGAGACCAGCGCGGCCGTGTTCGCTCTGAAGAACGCCGAACCCGACGAGTGGCGCGACGTGCGCTCGGTCGATCACCAGCACAACGTGAAGGTCGAACAGCTCACCGACGCCCAGCTCTACGCCATCGCAGCCACGAAGGCGCGCGGCAATGGCACGGTGATCGAGGGCGAGGCCGTTCGCCTGGATGAAACTGACCCAGGCTGACGGACGTTAGCCTGGGACAGCAAGGTATTGCGCCCCAGGAGCAACCATTGCGCCCCGGCGAGCGTGGGTGCAGCGCGAGATGTTGCGATGCGAGCACGCCCTGGCGGGGTGGGGCTGTGCCCCTCTGGCCGGGGTACCGGGGGTGGGAAAATCGGCGAGGGTAAGCATGCTTTTTTGGATATCCCCCTCGACATCACCGCCAACCCCAGAAACTTCGCCCCCTGGGGTCACCGCCTCAGGTCGGCGCCAACGTCAGAAAGGTTCGCGGGTGAGGAGAGAGTGCAACAGCGCTGAGCTGCCCCCCTGTCCCCCATAGTGCGTTGTGCTGAAACCCTGTCTACGAACCGGCGGTAGATCGTAACAGGCTTTATGGTGTGATCATGCAGTTCGCTGTTAGTTTATCAGCAAGGGAGCACCAACATGGTCGATCAGCTTGTCGTCTACACGCTTCGCGGTGCGGATGATGAGTTCTGGATCGATGTGGCGGTGGAGGGCGTGCGAGCTGAGCCGATTGGGCCTTTCGCGAACCTGGATGAGGCGCAGGTTGTGTTCGGCGATCTCGTGGACATGATGCGCGCCACCGGAGCGCAGGATATTTGCCCGTCGTAGCTCAGTGACGCCGATGCCCTCTTCGGAGAACATGCCCGTTTTAAGGGCCCCAACCCGACCCTACCTCGCCGGGGGCATTTTCCGACGTCCGTCGCCGCATCTCGGCCGCGAATGCTCTGCCCTCACTTACCCATCTATCGAGCGGCAAGTCGTTGAGCGTTGCCACCAGCACCATCTTAGTACCGGTTAGTGGGTAGTCGTCGAATTGGAAATACCAACAGCCTTTGCCTTTGGCCCGACGCAGCTTCAAGCAAGGGTCGCCGATCAGGTGCACGACCGTGTTTGAGTTGAACATTGTAGTCCTCGCTGAAGCGTCAATTCAGCGGATCAAGCGAAGCGGCTCTGGCCTCAGAACAAAGAAATTGCGAGGCCGTTCCACGTTCTGACACCTCAGAAAGAAAATATCAGCCTGATTGGGCCGTTGCAGCGCAGATTGCTCATCTCCCCCGTCTGCGCCAGGAACGTCATGGCCATTGCCAAGTTTTCCCGCTGCCCTCGTCGAGGCGAGGGTAACCTCAGGGCCCCGGCTCATCCCCCATTTGCGCTGGGGCCTTTTTTTGATCGCCCATATCTCAGCGTTCTGTCCGCACATACGGACTGAATTCGGGCGTCGGCCGCAAATCCGGAGCGTTAATCAAGGGGAGTGATGCTACACCTCGCGGATAGCGGGGTGGGGATTTCGAGTTGCCGAATACGTGCCAGATTGATGCGCCCAACACGAGCGAAACGGCGATCAGGATCAAAAGGTCGCGGACCATGATGTCCTCCCTTTCGCTGATCAATTGGGGAACAAGCTCAGCGTTCCTAGACGGGCGCTTGCTCTTCCAAGGGAGGTCTTGGCCGAACCGCGGCCCCCCAAGGAACCCTCGCGCTCGATCAGCATTTCGGCCGCCCAATTCGTGCCTCGGAGTGCTTTGCAAAAACTGACTGCACGGCTCCAGCACTCCCTACCGGCTGGAGCCACTTTTTTGCCTGGCGCTTAATCCATCCTCACCTATCCGCGGTATTCACAGGCACGAAACGTGAGCGGAAGGCGGCACAGCGCGATGTCAAAGGCCGAACAGCTGAGGACGCTGCGTGAGCTGAAATTCGCGCGCATGGGCTCGGCGCTCGACATCGCCAGGGAGCTGATCGCCAACCAGGAGACCGCGCGCCGGGCGCGCGGCGATCCAGAGCCGCCGCCGCCACCCCCGCCGAAGCCGAAACGGGTCCGGCGCTGCTCGCCGACCTCGCGCCAGACCCTGGCGCCCTGGGCCCTGGAGGGCATCTCCCGGCGGACGTGGTACCGAAACCGGAAAAAATTCTCGCAAAGCGACCAGGAGTAATCTTTACGCGTGGGGCGTTTTGGTGCAGGTTTCCGGTCAGCTCGACACCCATGTGAGAGGACAGCTCCATGGACGAACTGGCCGACCTCATCGACAAGCTGGTCACGCCGCACATCAAGCAGGCGATCCGCCAATCGCGCGACCACGCCCTGGAGCGCGCCATCGACCTCTGCGCGCTGATCGCCAAGCACGAGGGCCCGTCGAGCTACTGCGTCGAGCAGCTCACCAAGCTGCGCAACGAGCTGTCCGCCAACGACCTGACCGAAGACGCGCTCGAACGGGCGAGGCACTGATGCAGCTCTCTGAGGACGAAGCGCGCGAGCTGTCGGACTTCGCCGCGCTCGCGATTGATCGCACCCGCAACGCGGTGATGTCGGTCGTCCAGCTGATCGACGACGGCTACTTCTGCGGCGCGATCCTCTCCACCGTGGCGCTCGACCTGTTGCGTGGCGCCCAGGTGATGATCTCGGACGCCACCGGGCTGGACGAGAAGCGCGCGATGGAGACCATCGTCTCCGGGCTGCTGCACAAGCTCGATCTGGATGCGAGCGAAGTCGCGAGGCTGATGGGGGAATGCGATGCTCACTTCCGCAAAGCCCGCCACTAAGACCGGAGACATGGCGTCGCACGGCAGCGACATCCGCATCATCGACCATCTGACCAAATTTCGCTCGGCCAAAGAGCAGCGGCTCATCGATCTGATCTTCGACAAGCTGCTGCGCGGTGGCCGCCAGGGACTCGAACACTCGCTGCGCAATAAAACCGCCGCCAGCCTGCGTCGGCGCGGCGTGCTCAAGGTGGAGCGCGCCTCGTGATGCATGTGATCGTGTGCGGCGGACGGACGTTCGACAACTACGCGGCGGTCAGAAAATATCTGGACATGCTGCACGCGATCCACGGCTTCACCCTGGTGATCCACGGCCGCGCAAAAGGTGCCGACACCTGCGCGCACCGCTGGGCGGGCGAACACGGCGTGCCGGTCGAGATGTTTCCGCGCATTGGCGCCTGCACGGCAATGCCGCAGGCCCGATCCGCAACAAGCAGATGCTCGATGAGGGCAGGCCGCAGCTCGTCGTGGCGTTTCCTGGCGGCGACGGCACCAGGAACATGATGAAGCAGGCGCACGAGCGCGGCGTCGAGGTCATCGACCTCGAACACGAGGCAATGCGGGTGAGGGTGACGGCGACATGGAAGGCTATGCAGACGACGAAGCCGTCGCCACCGCGCTAGCCGACCGCTACGGCGTATTTTCTCCGCTCCGCAGGCTCGATCAGTGGCTGTTCCCGCGCCCGCCGAAGGGCGGCGCCGATCTCGGCCCGCCCCTGATCCCGTCGGGGCCGCAAGTTTCTGCCGGGTTGCCCTGGGCGAACAAGGCCGCCGCTGTCGGCTCGCAGCTCGCCTACGACATGACGGTGCCATCGACACCGTCCGACTACGCGATGCTGATGGCGGGCCCGCTCGGCAAGCTCAGCAAGCTGGCGAAGCTCGGCCTGCTGGCGGGCGGTTATGCGCTCGATCCCAGCGAGGCGGAAGCGGGCATGGTTTCCGCGCTCAAGAAGGCGGCGCAGGGTTTCACCCAGCTCGCCTCGCCGGAAGAGATCAATCGCGTCGCCAGGGAGACCGAAAAAGGGGTGACGCAGCCGCGCTTGCGCGAGGTCTATGACGAGCTGGGCCTCACCGGCCGCGAGCCGTCCGATCTGGTGAAGCCGTCGCTGGCGGCACAGCAGCCGCAGGAAGCCATCGATCAGGCGATTGCGCTCAAGAATGCCGACCGCGCGCTGATGAACGAGGTTCTCACCACGCCGGACGCACGTAAGGAATTCGCCAAGACCGGCAAGCTGCCCGCTGGCCAGATGCTGCCGTCCCAGGAGGTCGCGCAGCCGGGCCTCGATGCCTACGCGCCGCTGAAAAAGGAAGTGACGAAGGCCGAAAAGGCGTTCGACAAGCAGGTGGCCAGCGGTTCGTTGCCCAACACCGTGCTGTTCGATCTGTCGCCGCAGACGCTCAACCAGGTGCCTGACGTGCCGCAATTCCAGCTGCCGCGCGTCGCGCCTGGGATGTCGGATCGGCTGGCGAGCGCGCAGCGGGGCGGGCTTGCCCGGCTCGAGACCGCCGCAGGCAAGGCGCCCCAGGAAAACTGGGGCTGGTACAATCTGATGCAGGCGCGCGACGCGTTTCATGGCTTGCACGGCCAGCAGAAAGGCGAGCAGGCGTTCCAGGCGTGGCTCGATGCGGTCGCGGGGACCTCGATGGTCAACCCCATCGACAACAATCTGCGCTCCTCGACGTGGTATCTGCAGCAGCTGCTCCAGGGCAAGCCGCTGCCGGACGTGCGCAACATCCTCGACCCGACCACCGGCAAGTCGGTGCGGCTCATGACCGGCGGGCCGCCGCCCGGCTACGGCGCCAAGAGCCAAATCCAGCACGCCGACCGCGTGCAGGAGTACCTGACGCACAGCTACGACCCGGTCTCGAACCCGAAGCCGATTTCGTATCGCACCAACCTGTCCGGCAATTGGGTGCCGCGCACGGTTGACACCCACGACATCCGCAACGCCATCGGCATGCCGCACGCGCTGGACCTGTTCGGCGAGAACGCCGGGCTGCTGCCGAAGGAATACTCCTATCTCGAACAGCTCGGCGCGCGCGCTGCGAAGCGGGCAGGATCGACCAACGCAGCCCAGCAGGCGGCGACCTGGGTGGGTGGGGGTGATTACACCGGCTTGAAGTCTTATCCGGCCCCGCTGCTGTCGGCGCTAAACCGGCGCGCCCATGTCACGGCGCAGGTGCGCGGCACCTCGCCCTGGGACGCGCTGCTCGATGCGTTCCGGGGGACGGAGCCGCTACTCTGAGGGCTGGCTGTTGTACTCGTCGGCGATCTGCATGGCCTGCTCGCCGTACTGATCGAACAGCTTGTCCAGCGCGGCAACGATCTGGGTGTACTCGGCGCCGCCTTCCTCGACGGCGTCGCGCCGCGCCAGCAACGGCAGCAGCAGCTCTTCAAGCGCTCGATGATCCATCGTCGTTCTCCTGGGCCATCGAGACTACAGGGACCGCAAAAATTACGCAATGATCACGGCCGAGACCGCCGCGTCGGAGATCCTCCGGCGCAAGGCGATCCGCTCCAATCTCCAGGAGTGGTGCAAATCGCAAGGCTATACGCCTGCACGTCACCACCTGCTGCTGATCGACAAACTTGAAGCGCTCTGCCGGGGCGACATTCCGCGCCTCGCGATCTTCATGCCGCCCGGCAGCGCAAAAAGTACGTATGCCTCGGTGCTGTTTCCGCCCTGGTGCATGGCGCAGCATCCGAAAGCGCAGTTTCTCGCCGCCTCGCATACCACCGAACTGGCAGAGCGCTGGGGCCGCCGTGTTCGCAACCTGATCGCCGAACAGACCTCGATCCTCGGCATCCACCCCGACGATAACAACCAGGCGGCGGGGCGCTGGGCGATCAAGGAGGGCGGCGAGTATCTCGCGGCCGGTGCGCGCATCGGCATCGCCGGTTTCCGCGCGCTGTTCGGCGTGATCGATGATCCCTTGCGCTCGCGCGAGGATGCGGAGTCGGAGCACGTCCGCGAGCGGCTGTGGGAATGGTATTTGTATGATTTCCGGCCGCGCCTCATTCCGAGTGCGCGGCAGCTTTTGATCCAGACGCGGTGGCATGAGGACGACCTCGCCGGGCGCTGTCTCAATCATCAGCACTGGGAAGTGATCTCGCTGCCCGCTGAGGCGAAAGCCAACGACCAGCTCGGCCGCGCGCCTGGAGAGTTTCTTTGGAGCGACGGCGAGTACGGTTACGGCGAGCAGCTGCGCGAGCTGAAGGAGACGACGCCGCCGCGCGTGTGGTCGGCGCTGTACCAGCAGGCGCCCGCGCCGGAAGAGGGCGACTATTTCAAGGAGCAATGGTTCAAGCCGCTGGACATCCAGCCGGGCCATGAGCTGATGCGGACTTACGGCGGGTCGGACTACGCGGTGACGGCGGACGGCGGCGACTATGCGGTGCATGTCGTCGTCGGCGTCGATCACATGGGCAATCTGTATTTGCTCGACGTGTGGCGCGGACAAAAGACCTCGGACATCTGGATCGAGGCGTTCTGCGATCTCGTCGCGAAATACAAACCGCTGGGCTGGGCGGAGGAGACCGGCCAGATCAAATCGGCGGTGGGGCCGTTCCTCGAAAAGCGCATGCGCGAGCGCCGGGTCTATGTGAACCGCGAGCAGTTTCCGACGCGCGGCGACAAGGCGGTGCGCGCCCGCGCGATCCAGGGCCGCCTCGCGCTCGACGGCATCTACTACGCGAAGAACGCGCCCTGGGCGGCGGATTTGTTCGCGGAGCTTCTGAATTTTCCGGCCTCCACACATGACGACCAAGTCGATGCCCTCGGCCTCGTCGGCCAGCTGCTCGACAGGATGGTGGTCGGCCGCCTCGCTCCCGGCCGCAACGTGGCGCGGCCGAACGACGGCTACCGATTCAGGACTGGCATTAAAACCGTGGACCCCATGACCCTATGATCAACCTCGAAACGCTGCACGCGAATTACAATTCGGACAGCGTGATGGGACCGGACGACGCGGACGCCAAGAAGCTGATCGTGCGCCGCCGTGAATTCGAGGACTACTGCAGCGCCAAGTCGCGCGAGATCGAGGAGCAGCGCCTGTCCTGGCGCTACTACCACGTCGATCAGTGGACTGCGGAGCAGCTCAAGATTTTGAAGAAGCGCTCGCAGCCGCCGATGACGTTCGACCGCACCGGGCGCAAGATCGACAGCCTGTCGGGCACCATTCGCCGCCTGCGCACCGATCCAAAGGCCTATCCGAACACGCCGCGCGGCGAGCAGGGCGCTGAGGTCGCCACCCAGGTGATCCGCACCATCAGCGACGCATCCTTTGCCGAAGACCTGGAGGTCGAGTGCTGCCGCGACGCCCTGGTGCATGGCATCGGCGTGGACGAGCTGATGCTGGAGCAGGGCGACCAGGGCGATCCAGATTTGCGCTTCGGCTACGTGGACCCGCGCACCTTCTTCTATGACCCGCGCTCCCTGCGCACCAACTTCTCCGACACGCGCTTCCATGGCGTCTACAAATGGGCCGACATTGACGAGCTGGAGGCGCTGGTCGAGGGCGGCGCGGAGCTGGTCAAGGACGCGCTGAACAATGACGGCGGCTACTGGACCGCCTTTGACACCGACCGCGAGAACCTCTGGGTCGATAGCCGCAACCGCGTGCGGTTGGTCGATCACTGGTACAAGCGGGGCGGGATGTGGCGCTGGTGCCTGCACACGGGCAACGTCGAGCTGCTGAGCGGCGACAGCCCGTTCTTCAACGAGCGCGGCATGTCGATCAGCAAGTATTCGGCATTCGCCAACATGATTGACATCGACGGCGACCATTACGGTTTCATCCGTCGGCTGCGCGGTCCCCAGGATGCGATGAACCAGCATCGCTCCAAGGCGATCCACATCATGAACACGCGCCAGCTGAAAATCCGCCAGGGCGCGGTGGACGACATCGAGGTGACGCGACGCGAGGCGGCGCGCCCCGATGGCACGCTGGTGTTCAATGGCGACCCCAAAGACCTGGAGGTCATCCAGCCCGAGAGCGAGTTCCTGCAGCAGACGCAGTATTACCAGGACGCCAAGCAGGAGATCGACACGTTCGGCCCGAACCAGCAGCTGATCCAGGAGTTCGGGCAGAACGTCTCGGGCCGCGCTGCGAACCTGCTGCAGCAGGCGGGGCTTGCGGAGCTGGGTCCGTTCCTGAAGAATTTCCGGATGTGGAAGCTGGAGCGCTACCGCGCCTGCTGGTGCGCGGCGCAGCGCTACTGGACGAGCGAGCGCTTCCTGCGCGTGACCGGCGATGCCGGTGTCGCGCAGTTCCTGCAGATCAATTCGGTCGAGCTGGACGCCTACGGTCTGCCGACGCTGGTCAACATGCTCGGCAACATCGATGTCGAGATCAAGGTGGACGAGGGCCCCGACACCGAGACGGTGATGGGCGACGTGTTCGACCTCCTGATGGGCCTGTCGCAGAACAACGTGCCGGTGCCGCCGCAACTGATCATCGAGGCCTCGGCGCTGCCGCTGTCCGAGAAGAAGAAGCTGCAGGGCATGCTGGCGCAGCCTGATCCGGCGAAGCAGCAGGCTCAGCAGGCGGTCATCGCGGAGACCATGGGCAAGGCGAACCTCGCCAACGCGCAGGCACAGAAGGCACTCGCCGACGCTGGGAAATCGCAGAGCGGCGCGCTGCTCAACATCGCCAAGGCGCGCACCGAAGGCATGCCGGACGGCGGGCCCGAACCGAAGACGCCGCTCGACGTTGCGGAGCAGCTCGCCAGCATCGATGAGAAGCAAGCGACCGCTGAGCACAAGCGCGCCAATGCGCGCAATCTCGATCACAAGGCCCTGGTGACGCCGCTGCAGCTCCTGGCCGATCACTCCTCGCGCAACGCTGATCGTTTCGGCGCCAGCGTCGAGCAGATCGCCAACCGTGGTTTCGAGGGGATGCACCGTCACCTCGACCGCGCCGTCGATGATTTCCACCGCCGCGCTGACCGCGAGAGCCGCGAGCGCGTCGCGCGCTTTGCCGCCGCGCGCCGCCAGCAGCCGAAATAGAAAACCGCCGCCGACCCACCACGGTCCTCTGTCCCCCGTGCCCTCGGTGACGGGCGGGCGTGCCGCCCCCCGGCGCGCCCGCACCCCTTCGTCCGCGTGAACGACATCACGCACACGCCCGATGCGAGCGAGATCGCATCACCCTGCGAGCGGGATGTCTCGCCACGCCGCCCGTCGCGATAGCCGGGCCACGTTCGCCGGAAACGACATTCCGGGGAGACCACGACATGACTGACGTGACGCAGGGCGCTGACGCGCCCGACGAGAATGCATTGTTCAGCGATGCGGTGAGCACCGACACGCTGGCAAAGTTCGAGAACCCGCCTGCGCCGACGGAGCCACCGGCTCCCGCGCCAGCCGCCCCCGAACCGAAGACGACGACCGAACCCAAGCCTCCCGAACCCAAGCACGACGACACCGCGCCGGTCCCTCCGGGCCGCCTGCGCGAGGAAGCCGAAGCGCGGCGCCGGGCGGAACGCGAGCGCGACGATCTGCGGGCGCAGATGGCGATGCTGGCGCGGCAACAGCCGCCGCAGCAGACCACCCAGCAGCCGCAGCGGATCGACCTGTTCGAGGACCCCTCGGGGTTCGTCCAACAGGAGCTGCGCCCGTACCTGGAGCAGATCAGCCAGGACTTTCAGATGCAGCGTGAGGCGATGTCCCTGGACTTCGCACTTCAGCGCCATGGCAACGAGAAGGTCGGGGCTGCTCGTCAAGCTCTGGAGTACGGCATGCAGCGCGGTGACCCGAATGCGTGGTCAACGTATCAGCGCGCGATGCAGTCGCATGACCCTTACGGGGTGATCGTGCGCTGGCACAACGAGGGCGAGACGCTGCGCACGGTTGGCGGCGACCTCGACGGTTATCGCAAACGCATTCTCGAAGAAGCACTCGCGGACCCCGACTATCGCAAGCGGGTCATCGAAGCTGCGAAAGGTCAGGCTCAAGCGAACGGCAACGCTGTCGCTCGCCCCGTCGCGGTCGCCTCCAGTCCATCGCTTGGCAACGTCGGTGCCGGTGGAGGTGAAGCGCAAATCACCGAAGCCTCGGACGCCGATCTGTTCCGCCAAGCCACCTCAGCACGGCGGCGCTAACCCACATCGCTAGAAGCGACACGCGCGCCGCCCCACCGGACGGGTGAGCGGCAATGCTTACGTCTAATCACGTCAACAACGAGATCATCAAATTTCGCCGACAGGTGATCTCGGACTTCCTGCGCCGGTCGCGCTTCGACCCCTTCATGGGCGATGCCTCGACCAGCGTCATCGTTCGCCTCGCTGATCTCGAAAGCGACGGCAAGCAGGTCAACGTCCCGCTCGTCAACCAGCTCTCTGGTGACGGCGTCGGTGCTGGCACGCTGCGCGGCAAAGAAGAGATGATGGACAGCTACGGCTTCCCCATCTGGGCCGACTGGGCCCGCAACGCGGTTGCCAACAACCGCGCATCCAACAAGGAGTCCTCGTTCAACGTCCGCTCGACCGCCCGCGAACTGCTGCGCGGCTGGGCGCGCCGCATTGTGCGTGACGACCTCGTGGATACGTTGCTCTCGATCCCGACCGCCTCGATCCAGGCCGGTCGGCTCCAGGAGCCGGGCAACCGCGTCAACGGCGTGAGGTGGTCGGCTGCGTCGGCTGCTCAGAAGAACAGCTGGAACGTCGCCAACTACGACCGCGTGCTGTACGGCGCGGCGCTGGGCAACTACGCCGCCACGGTCGCGGCGTCGCTGCTGAACGTCGATAGCGCCGCCGACAAGATGTCGGCCGCCATCGGCTCGCTCGCCAAGTCGCTGGCGAAGCAGTCCGGCGTCGATCCGAACAACCCCGGCCAGTACAACGGCCGCCCCAAGATCACCCCCTGGGAGATCGAGGAGCTGGACGAGGAAATGTACGTTTGCTTCCTGGGCGACCGTGCATTCGCCTCGCTGCAGAACGACCCGGCGATGCTGCAGGCCAACCGCGACGCGCGCGCCCGCGAGGGCTCGCCGACCACCACCAACCCGATCTTCACGGGTGGTGCGCTGAAGTATGACGGCATCCTCTACAAGAACATCCCCGAGATCACGCAGCGCCTGCTGTTGAAGCAGGTGGGCGCGGCCTCGGTCGATGTGGAGCCGTTCTTCCTCTGTGGTCAGGCCGCCATGGCCTACGCCACCGGCCAGCTGCCGCGTCCGACGCAGCTGGAAGACGGCGACTACGACTTCGTCACCGGCCTCGGCATCGAGGCCCAGTACGGCGTCGGCAAGATCGCCAAGGCGCCGCTCACCGTGCCGAACGCGACGGCGGGTGATCTCGTGGACTGGGGCATGGTCACCGGCTTCGTCGCCGCACCGACCCCGGCCTGATCCTCTGAGGGATACGACAAGAAAGACCGCGCGGACGGACCCGCCCGCGCGGAGTTTCCTCATTCGATGAGATCATGATCATGGCTCCTCGTACCGCATACCGTCAGCCGCAGGCTGGCGGCCAGGGTTTTGCCCGCACCAAGAAGGTGTTCGGCAACACCGTGACTTTCATCGCGGCCGACGTTGCGCTCAACGCGCAGACGGCCGTTCTGCGTGTCCCCAAGGGTTTTGTCCTGCAGGCGATCTCGGGAACGTGGGGCGACGTTGACAGCGGCGCCACGCTGTCGATGGCACTTGGTGATGCCGGTCAGAACAATCGCTACGTGCTCACCGCGACGACGATGCAGGCAGGTGGCGCTGTCGGCGCGCTGGCGGCGTCCGGTCTGCTCTATGAGTTCACCGACGACACCGACATCCTCGCCACGGCGACGATTGCTGGTGCAGGCATCGGCCCGACGCCCACGCTGGCGCTGCTGATGGAAGGCTACATGAAGTAAGGAACGCCCGGCTGCGGCCGGGCGTTTTTCTTGTTTCATGTGGAACGTACATCGCAGGGAGAATGCAATGACCAAAGCAACCGTCACGTACAAGGCGCCGGCGGGCGACAGCAAGGTGTGCGAGCACGCGGGCTACACCTTCTTCGACGGCGTCGCGACCGATGTCGAGCTGGATGACTTCAGGCTCGAGAAATTGAGGAACAACGCGCTGTTCAAGGTGGGCGAGGGCGGCAAGGCCGACACGGTCGTTGACCCCAAACATAAGCACACCTCCAAGTAACCAAGGGCCGCTCCATCGAGCGGCCCTTTTTCTTTGGGAGCGTTCAACATGCCGCTCGTCGTCTTGAATGGGCCGATCATCGCGGCCGGTGAGAGCCTCTCCGATGGGCTCGACTGCACGGGGAGCGACATCGTGCGCCTGACCATGCCCGCCGACTGGACCGATGCCGCGCTGACCTTCCAGATTTCAACGGATGGGCTGTTCTACAACGATCTGTTCAACCATCGCGGCGAGGAGGTCTCGCTGCCGATGATCCCCGGTGTTGCCATCGTGGTGCCGGGCGACTTCTTGCGCGCAGCGGCCTTCATCAAGTTCCGATCCGGCACGCGTCAGGCGCCGAAGCCGCAACTGGCGCAACGTGAGTTCGCGGTTGCGGTTGCGACCGGCAACGCCATCGGAGAACTCCCCGCGCTGCCGATCAAGCTGGTGACCTGACATGCCGATCACCTATTCGGCCGAAGAGGCGATCAACAAGGCGGCGGCGATCCTGGGCAAGTACGTGCCCGGCGAGGCGCTCGGCGATGTCGAGCACACCGTCCTGGACAAGAGCATCGACAGCGTCATCGCCCAGATCGAGAAGATCGTCGTCATCGCCGACCGCAACGCGATCCCTGATCTCGTCTTCGACACCTTTGCGCGGCTCGTCGCGATCTTCGCTGCGGCCGAGTTCTCCAACCAGCCGCTCGACCTTGGCGCCGTCGCCCAGCACGAGCAGCGGCTGCGCTATCTGATCGCGCAGATGCCGACCTACGAAGTGCTCGCCACCAACCATTTCTAGATGACCGACGTTCCGTTCCCCCTGCTGTCAGCGCCAGGACTGAAGCCGCAGACCGCAGGCGGTCGCGTGCTCAACTGCTACCCCGAGAAGCTGCCCGCGACCGCTGGCAAGCCGTACGGCTGGTTCAGGGTGCCGGGGCTCGGCGTGTTCGGCACCGCGCCGTCCGGCCGTTTTCGCGGCGGCGTGCAGAAGGACAATCTGTTCTACGGCGTGTTCGGCACCTCGGTCTATTCGTTCAACATCCTGGGCGGCGCGGGCTCGCTGCTGCCGGGCTCGATCCCTGGCACCGGCATCGTCTTCGCCGCGCGCAACAACGCCGCCAATGCCGACGTGGTGTTCGTCAGCCCCGGCGACGGCGCATTCTGGATCAACGGCGGCGGCGCCGTGGTCGCCTACCCCGACCCCAATGTCGGCCAGCCCAACGCGGTGGTGTTTCATCGCGGCTTCTTCATCTTCACCTACGGCAACGGCGTCACGCGCGCGAGCGGCGTCAACGTCACCAGCATCAACACGCTCGATGTGGCGACGGCCGAGAGCAAGCCCGACACGCTGTACCGGCCGATCCCGCTCGGCAACGGCCAGCTGGCGCTGTGCGGCTCCTCGACCATCGAGGTCTGGGGCGGCCAGAACGACAGCGGCTATCCGTTCTCCTACGTCGCGACCATCCCGCGCGGCATCATCGGGCCCGCCGCGATTGCGGGCGCGGAGGACGGCTTCGGCAAGGGGCTGTTCCTGGTGGGCGATGATTTCCGCGTCTCGCGCCTCGACGGCTACGAATGCACGCCGATCTCGAACAGCGATCTCGACACGCTGATCGAGCGCGAGGCGATCAAGACCGCCATTCGCGTCGGCGTGTTCGTGTCGCGCGGCCACGGCTTCGTCAGCGTCCAGGGCGCGAGCTGGTGCTACATTTTCGACACCACGCTCAACACATGGCACGAGCGCAATTCCTGGCTGAAGAATTACTGGCGCGGCCTCTATCCGATCCAGGCGCACGGCAAATGGCTGTGCGGCGACAGCGACAGCGCGACGCTGTGCGAGATCAGCGCCAACATTCGCTACGAACTCGGCACCCCGATCAGGATGCGGATCGAGACCGGGCCGTTCGGTTCGTTCCCGCAGGCTGTCCGCATCAACGCCATCGAGCTGTACCTGACCAAGGGCGCGAGCGACGCGACCGGCCACGACCCCGACGAGACCGACGCCGAGATCGCGATCTCGATCTCGCGCAACGGCGGCCAGGACTGGAGCAACCCGCGCAACGTCAAGATGGGGGTGCAGGCGATAACGAATGGCCGCGTGCGCGCGGCGATCTGGGGGCAGGCGGAAGTGCAGGGCGTGCGCTGGCGGTTCGAGGAAAGCGCCGGTCTCGACTTCGCGTTCATGGGCGCCGACCAGCTGCAGGACGTGCTGCGATGAGGCCCAAATTCTCGCTGCCCTCCTACGACGTGCCGCTGCTGATGCCGGACGGCACCGTCAACCCGACTTGGTACGAGAAGCTGAAGACCATCGAGGCCTTCATCAACCTGTTCGGCTACGTCGATTTCAAACGGCCTGCGGTGAAGCCTGCCGCGCCGCCCGCCGTCACCGCGATTGCCAACAACCAAGTGCTGATCTGGGATGCGACGCAGGGCCAATTCAAGGCTGGAGCAAACTGACATGGCCGGTTTCTTCGACACGCTGTTCGGCGGTGGCGCCGAGAGGGAGGCTGCGGAGAAGAACCGCGCGCTCGCGACCGAATATCAGGGCAAGGCGCTCGACTATCTCAAGACCGGCTACGGAACCGGCACCGACGCGCTCAACAAGGGCATCGCCGCCTACGACCCGCTCGCCGCGCTAGGCGTGAAATACAGCCGCGCAGGCGATACCTGGCTCGATGCGCTCGGCGTCAACGGCGCAGATGGCAATGCCAGGGCGACGACGGCGTTCCAGACCACGCCCGGCTACGACATCACGCAGAAGACGGCGCACGATGCCATCGACCGGCGCCGCGCCATCGGTGGCATGTATGCGAGCGGCAACGCCGATCAGGACACCGCCGACTGGGTCACCAAGAACCTCTACGAGACGCAGTACCAGCCCTGGATGGCGGGCCTGCAGAGCGCGGCCGGGATGGGCGGCCAGTACACCGCAGGCGCCGCGCAAGGCCAGCAGCAGGGCTACACCAGCCTCGCTGATCTCTCGCGCAACTACGGGCTCGACCAGAGCAACGTCGCCAACAATTACATGGGCCAGAACGTGGCGGCGAACAATCAGCAGGCCGCAGGCGAGGCGGCAGGCGCGAAGAACCTGCTCGGCGCGGGCCTCTCGCTCGCGGGCATGGCGACGAACCTGTTCTCGGGCGGGCTGAGCGGCGGCCTGGGCGGGCTGGGCAATCTGTTCGGCAGCACGCCCACCGGCTCGACGTTCGGCGGCTACGGCTCTGGCGGCTACGGCTCAGGATCGATGGGCGGCATCCGGTATCCGGCTTACTGAGGACCAGCCATGGCGATCAATCCGTCCCGCTACGACATGCCGGGCTCCTTCGTCGGCGAGATCGACTGGTCGCCGCTGGCCAGGATCGGCCAGCAGCTGAAGGACCAGCGCGACCAGGAGGAGGCGGCGCAGTTGCTCGGCGCACTGTACGGTCGCGGAGCAAGCCAGCCCACCAGCGCGCCCGTGCAGCAGACGCGGCAGGCATCGCAGCAGCCGACCATCGAGCGCGCGATGATCCCGCCCGTGCCCGGCTACAGCGTCGCGGGCAAGCCGACCGCGACGCCGTCCGCAGCGCCGACACCAGATGCACCGCCGACCGCAGTCGCGGGCCCCGTAGACGCGCCGCTGTGGCTGCAGAGCGGGCAGGAGGGCAGCTACGCCCCTGGCGCGCCCGAGCCCCGCGTTGACCCGCGCAGCCCGATTGGAAGGCTCATGGCGCGGCTCGGCATGGGACCGTCGCCCGAGAGTGTGACAGCACCGTTCCCGGTGGCGGGCGCAGCCCCGGTGCCGGGATTGTCCGCTGACGGCACCCCGGTCACTGGCCCTGCG